TAATCGTTTCCTCTTTAAATGATTTGGGTTAAAAAAGGTAATCTCTTTCTCGGGGGATTGCCTTTTTGTTTTTGGGCTTATCAGTATACTACTTAGAATACCTTTCCATAGTATTTATTTCTACATCCAGTGGCAAACCACTACACCATGACGGTGCGGTACACATAACTTCTACCATACGGGATGATATTTTTTCAGCTTCTTCTTTTTTACATTCCACGATAATTTCATCATGCACTGTGGCTATAATTTGTATTCCTTCCAATGAAAGAACCCTAAGTGAATGACGAAGTAAATCATTAGCGGTTGCTTGAGCGCAGTTTTCTTGTGCAATACCTTGCCATAGTCTAGCGCGAGGCCATTCTTCAGCATCAGAGGCAGGTTTGAACGCTGCCTTAAGGTAAGTAACAGCGCCATCTTCTAACCGAGCAAATGGGTAATTCAACACTCGCCCAGAAGGTAGAATATACCACAGGTGATTACCATCAAACAAATACGTTACCCGTCCAGCAGAGAACTCATGCCCTTTGTGACGCATGGCGCTCATGTAAGCGCGTTCCATATCTTGACCGTAAGGCATCATCCAAGGATTAGCCACACGCCACCCATTAATCATGCGTTTAATCTGATGCTCCGGCATTTCAAGACCGTAAATCCTAGCCATTGATGCAAATGCACCAGCTCCGCCCGAGTACCCTAAGGCCAACTCCTGAACTTTACCGATGAAACGTTGATCTTTAGTGACTTCTTTAACGTTAAAGGTAGACTTAGCATTTTCTACATATACATCACCACCGGATCGAAAGATGTCAAGCTTTGCTTCAGATGCTGCATGATTAGATAACCACGGATTGCAACGCGCTTCAATACCCGCCCAATCAGCCACGACTAAAACATTACCTTTAGCAGGGATAATAGCAGGTCTAATCATGCCTTTTAAAACGTTTGTGACGCGCGTACCAAATGGACTAAGATCATCACCTGCCATCATAGCTGATCGCACTGCTTCAGGGTCTTTAGCGCACACACGAGCCATGTTCTGTAACTGGACTCCATATGAGGAACTTCGGCCTGTAGCAGAACCGCCATTAAAGACAAACGCACCACGAACGCGACCATCTTCAATATCAGCCAGCTCTGCCATGCGTTTAAACTTAGCCACTGATGACGCGCTAATGTCATCAATACACTGAACAACGTCTAGCACTTCATTAGGTAAATCCATTTGTAGTAATGCCGTCCGAGTAGCTTTGTTTAAGGATAACTTCTCGTCCACCATCATCAGTTCAGGATCAATTCGTTCTGCTACCCATTCTTTTAACTTAGGCGAACGGGCGGAAGCGATACCTGTAATGTCTTTGACTAAGGCTTGAATATCCTCAAGCTCAGTCGTAGCATAACCAATAGCAGCATGACATAAAGGCACATCAACTAATAATCCTTTATCGTTGATGCGCTCATTGACATGGTAATCCAGCAGTTCTTCATCTGATAGCTGACGAAGTGCCAAACTAACTTCACGCATAGCACGAACGTCTTGCTCACAGTAATGGATTAACTCAGGCAATAACGCAGTATTGTAAGGAGGAACGCAACATTGACGGATCAACTGCTTACCTCGATGATCTTTTTTCATCTTGGCCGACATTGCCCGTCCAATATCTTCAAGACTTCCTGGCAAACAATTAGCTCTCGCTTGTGTAGCGGTGCAGTAGAACTGTTCCAGCTTAAAGTTAATGCCTAACACATACCAGAAAATTAGGCGCTCAAAAGCAGCGTTATGCGCGCGTATCTGACCTTTGTAATTTCTGACACGTTCAGGGAATGGTTGTTCAGGTGTCCAAGTTTGGACAGCTTCATCATCAAAAGCATAAGACATGCACAACACTTCAGTGCTTCTGTCTTGCGCGTAATGGTAAACCCCATGCTTCTTCAAGTCACAGGCGCTCTTTGTTTCGAAATCTATAAATAACATAGCTAAAAAAAGCCCCTTACGGGGCTTCTCCTTACTTATACGCTTCTTCTACGTCTGCCAGTTTCTTCTGGCACGCCATCTTCATCCTTGTCAACAGCTTCACCATCCAAGCCTACCCATTCAACAACTTCAAACACTGGAGTGTAAATCTTACCGTACGCTTTGTGTTGGTAAAATTCTTTCTTCAGGTTGATAACTGGAACAGGTTTATCTTGATCGGCATCAACTTGCGTAGCTATTTCAACTGCAAGAGTCTGTACTGAACGCTTACCGCCAACTGAAGTGGTTGAGTAACGAACTTCCAAGCCTTTATCTTCACCGGATAAGCATTTTAAGCTCATACCGACTTGAGTTTCCCATCCACGCTTACCACCAGCAGGAGCAGCATCAAGTTCAGGCAATGGCGATGTAATACTTACCATCTTTTCACCTAAAACTTCACCTTCACCCCAGCAAATGAACCCGTGAACAAAAGAGAACGGATTAACCGCCCATGTAGAGTCTGATTCAACTTCAGATTCTCCTGCACCAAACACCCAATGACCTGTGCGATCCATTTTAAGTATCGCAGAACCATTGTTACCACCGACTTCAGTTTCCAAAGAACGAAGCGCAGATGATAGTGAAGTAACAGAAGGAAGATTAGAACCAGAAAACGCTACTAAGTTTGACATAATATTGTACCTTATTGAAGTTTAGTGAGAGCAGCAGACAACTGTTGCCCGATTAACAGCACAGCAGGACGAGGATCGTCTACATGTGCCATTGTGTTACCCGATGAAATAGAAACGGTTGACCCTTCTGGTAAAGGCTGTTTAAGCTTCTTGAGCTTCTTTTCAGCCTGAGCAGGAGAGATAAACGATGCTTCCATCACATCAGATTCTGTCAAGCCAGTTGCAAGTAAAGCTTTCTTAGCCTCAACTTCATCTGACCATTTACGGGTTGACCGTTTGGCAACCAGTTTGTAATTCGGTAAATCACGACCTGATTCTAGCATAGTGAACGCTAGAGCGCGCAAATCTTTTATCCATTCTTCTAAAATTTCAGCGTTCTGAAGATACGCATCAATAGTAGGGATGTCTATTGCGTCAATCTTCACCTTCAATGCGCGTTCAACTGCACCCGTCATTAATGGACAAGTAGGCTTTGCTGCACACCATTTACAATGAGAACCTTCCCTGAGCGGTGCGTCAAGTCTTTGAGATGCTTTAACAGCACTTAGTAATTGCTGTTCAAATGCTTTAATGCGTTCTACAGTCGTTACCCAGCGTTTAATCATTGGAGGCTGGATAATGATTAGCTCGACTTCTTTTACGTCTTTAAACGCCCATTTAGCGTGTTCAGTACGCATGGCAGCAGCAGCGTAGAACATTAGCTGTTCATTTTCTTTTGCTTCTACGATAACGCCATTGCCAAACTTCCAATCCAAGACAATAGCACGATCACGTATACGACCAAGCAGATCGCAGCTGCCAAATACATCAGGAATGAAATCACCGAAATTAACTTCAACTTCGACTTCATAAACCATTTCATTTTCTGGATCAACTTCATCTAGTAACCCCAGTGCGACATTGATTTTTTCATCGATTAAGTCTTGAGTCAGTATAACATCTTCATATTGATCCCCGACTACCGGCTTTGTACCAATACCTAAGTATTCAGCAATGGTGTTATGAAGAAGCGTACCCTCGTCAGCATAAGAGCTGGAAGGCTTTTCAGGTGCAGCATTACAGAGCGCAACACTACCTGGACAGTTGATAACACGTTTGGCAGTAGAACCACCGACTATTTTTGAATGCGCCATTAATATATTTCCGTTTCGTTTAAAGTGAATATATTATTTCACAAAAAAATATATTGTACAAATGTTTTTTACAGTGATAAGCTATAACCTCACTAAACGAAACTGGAGTAAACGAAATGGGGGCTTATTATAATGAATTTGATCCTAAAGCTGCAGCGTGGCTTAGACAATTAATTAAAAATGGCATGATAGCTGATGGAGAAGTTGATGAACGAAGTATTATTGAAGTGCAAGCAAACGACATTAGAGGATTTACCCAACACCACTTCTTTGCAGGAATTGGAGGCTGGAGTTACGCGCTCCGACTTGCAGGATGGAGTGATACTCGACCTGTTTGCACGGCCAGTCTACCCTGCCAACCATTCAGCGTTGCAGGAGCGCAAAAAGGAGTTGATGACGAACGACATTTGCTACCGCACTTTATCGAACTCGTTAAGCAGTGCAATTTCCAAACAATTTTTGGCGAACAAGTACCAAGCGCAATCAAACACGGCTGGCTCGATGATCTATGTACTGAAATGGAGCGAGAAAAGTACCGAGTTGGGCAGATTGTACTCACAGCAGCAGGCGAGGGTGCGCCCCATATCCGACAAAGATTGTACTGGGTGGCCGACTCCAGTAAGCAGCGACAATCGGGACAGAGGGAATTGGGACAACCCTTGCATACAACGGAGAATCAGGATAGGGAAATCAATAGAATTATCGGTACTGGCGACATCAATAACAGGATGGAGAACGCCATCAGCAACGGACAGCGCGAGAGGCCCGAAATCGGAGGAGGGATATTTGGACAGCATCAAGACGGGGAAACATGCAATCAATCTGAACGACGAAGCGAAGTTTGCAGGTTGGGCAACACCGAACACGATGGACAACCTACCAGCTCGCAGTCAAGAAGCGATGCAACATCAATTCGACACAGCGAGACCTGGACGAACAGCACCAGCGAATCTGAGGGAGCAAGTCCATCCAGAGTTATATCCGAATGGACTGACCCAGACTGGCTATATTGCCGAGACGAAAAGTACCGGCCAATTAAATCCAGCATTGAGCCGTTGGCTAATGGGCTTCCCAGAGGAATGGGATATAGCAGCGATCCAAGCGAGCCGATTGATGCCGACAACACGCAAGAAGCAAGAGTCATGCGTTTAAAAGGTTATGGTAATGCAATAGTTCCACAAGTTGCATCTAGTTTTATCAAAGCGTTTATGCAATGTTAGAACGTGACATTGAAAAATATTTTAAATGGTTAGTTGAAGTGAACGGAGGAAAGACGTATAAATTTACTTCACCTGCACATCGAGGTGTAGCAGATAGAATTGCTTGCATGTCAGATGGAACAACGTGGTTTGTCGAATTAAAAACAAAAGGAGGTAGATTATCAGAATTACAAAAACTATTTGCACAAGAAATGATAAGGCTTAACCAAAACTATGCGTGTCTTTGGACAATAGAACAGATCGATAATTGGGCATTAGAATGTTTGGGATTACATATTTAATTAGATTGATTATATGTTTAGTAATTTTAACGGTCATGCTTCCGCTGGCCATCATTAACTTATGGGTAACAAAATGGAAATAGATCAAGATATAGACTGGTTGTATGCACAAACTGTAAAAGGAGGACTTAAACGTCCAACTGAGAAACAGGAAGATGAATTTGATTATCTAGTGAGCCGATACAGACGGTTGTTAGGCTTAACTGTATCTTCAGCCAGAACAAGGGCTTTCAAAGAAGTTATGATGTGATTAACTTTTAAACTTATGGAGTTATCCAATGCCCGACAAAAAGATGGTTGGGGGTAAGCACTACTTATTACCGATCCAACCCGTTACTTACATCCATGCTAACAATATACCGTTTATGGAAGGTAACATAATAAAGTACATTACGCGCCATCGAAGCAAGAATGGCGCAGAAGATATAAAGAAAATCATACACTACTGTGAACTAATCTTGGAGCTTGAATACAATGAA